GCAGCCTCCCCCCCCGAGGTCGGGTCGGTGAGGGTGGGGGTCGCACGTGCGCGCGCGCGAGGGTCAGGATACCGACGGCACCTCCTCTGCCCGAGCAGCGCACGCCGCTCGTCGTCCCCCATCTGCCCTGATCCGGGGTACGAATGGCACCGAAATCGCGGCCTGAGACCCTGATCGGGTCAGAAACGGGGGACAGATGACCACCGAGCGCGACGAACCGCTCGCCGTGGACGCCGACGACGACGTCCCGACGACGGCCCCCGACCTCGAGATCACCCTCGTCGAGGCGACCCGGCGGGCAGTCGCGGCCGAGCCGCGCCTCCGCGACCCGCGCTACGCGGCCGCGCTGGTCAACCTCATGCGCCTCGCCCGCAAGATCGACGCGTGGGACGTCATCGTGCAGTGGGCGATCGAGGACCAGGCGGGCAAGGGCCGCGGTGGTCGGCCGGCCGTGCCGCAGAACGACAACGTGAGCGCCTCGGCGTACGCGAAGCAACTCGCCGAGCTCGGGCTGACCCCGGCCGGTCGGAAGTCGCTGGGGCAGCCGCTCCGCGACTTCGACACCCCCGAACGCGTCCCGGCTCCGCCGGCTGAGGAGAAGGGCCCCACCGATGGCGGAAAGCTCAGCAGCCTCGACGCCTACCGTGACCAGGCTGCCTCCGCGAGGTGACGGGTCCGAGCACGACGCCGTCGTCTACGCCGGGTGGGAGGACCGCCCCGAGGGCGTCCTCTACGGCAGCGCCGTCCCCCGCCTGTTCACTCCGCCGCTGCGCGAGCTCCACGCGGGCCGGGTCGACAGCTTCGGCCAGGTCATCGAGCCGGCGACGTCGCTCGGCTTCATGTTCATCCGCTGGGCCCGCGACCTGTTCAGCATCGACCTCGACCCGTGGCAACGCTGGCTCGTCATCCACATGCTCGAACTGCGCGAGGACGGGCGCCTCCGCTTCTCGACCGGCGTCATCCTTGTCGCTCGGCAGAACGGCAAGTCGACCCTCTCGCAGCTGCTCAGCCTGTTCTTCATGATGGTCATGCGGTGGCCGGTCGTCATCGGCACCGCGCAGGACCTCCCCACCGCCGAGGAAATCTACGAGGGCGCGATCGCGCTGCTCGAGGACGACGACGTGCTCGCCCCGCTCATCGCGGACCGCGGCAAGACCAACGGCAAGAAGTTCATCCGCCTCACCACCGGCGAGCGATACCTCGTGAAGGCCGCGAACCGGAAGGCGGGGCGCGGGCTGTCGGGCAACTTCGTCCTCCTCGACGAGTTGCGCGAGCAGCACAACTGGGCCGCGTGGGCCGCGATCACGAAGACGACGAACGCGCAGCGCAACCGGTTCATCCTCGCCCTGTCCAACGCCGGCGACCTCGCCAGCATCGTCCTCCGCCACCTCCGCGAGGTCGCGCACCGCCAACTCGGCGACCCCGACGGCATCCTCGTCCTCAACGACGTCACCGCGCCGTCCGAGTTCGAGGTCGAGACCGACGCGGCACCCGACCTGCTGGCCGACCTCGAGGACGGCGAGGAGCCGGGCGTCGACGCGCCGGTCACGGTCGCCGACCTCACGCAGTCGCCCGTGACCCTGTTCCTCGCGGAGTGGTCGGCCGAGCCGAACATCGACCGCCGCGATCGCCGCGGGTGGGTGCAGTCGAACCCGTCGCTCGGCTACCGCGCCATGCAGGAGGAGACCCTCGCCGAGGACGTGGAGCGCGACCCCGAGTGGACGTTCCGCACCGAGGTCCTCTGCCAGTGGCCGAACACCACCCTCGCCGGGCCGTTCCCGCCCGGGTCGTGGGAGGCGGGCACCAACAAGCTCGACGACGACGGCCGCGTGCGACCCGAGGACAAGACGGTCGGCCCGCTCGACGTCTGCATCGACATGAGCGAGGGTCGCGCGTTCACCTACATCGCGACGTGCGGTGTCCGCCCCGACGGCAAGCACCACGTCGTCGTCATCGCCGCCCGGCAGGGCACGGCGTGGGTGCGGCCGTTCCTCATGCAGCACCCGGACCGCAAGCGGTTCCGGTACTGGACGGGGCAGGAGACCGGGGCGCCCGTGTCGGGCCTCGTCAAGGAGCTCGACATCGACGGCACGTTCACCCTCAAGCACCAGGTCTGGGGTAAGGGCGACCTCATGGCCGCGTGCGGGTGGCTGTTCGACGCCGTCCGCGACGAGACCGTCCGCCACCACCGCCAGGCCGTGCTCGACATGGCGGCCGGGACGGCGGTCATGAAGCGGCTCGGCGACTCGTTCGTCATCGACCGCACCGACTCACCGATGGACGCGGCGCCGCTCATGGCCGTCGCCGGCGCGCTGTGGCTCGCGACCGCGCAACACGGGCGCGAGCTCCCGCCGCCTCCCCCACCTGTGGCCCTGTCCACGCTCAAGAACGATGACGATTGGTCGCCCGCTCCGACGGTCACCGCCCGGTCTCGCCGCTTCGACTTCTAGGAAGGACACCCCACATGGCCGACGACGACAAGACAGGCCCGGTCAACCTCTCGGCCAAGGGCTACGTGAACGGCGCGGTCAGCTTCTACGGCGTCGGGTTCGACCCGAACGAGAAGAACCCGGCGTGCCAGTGGCCGACGTCGATCGCCACCTACGACGCCATGCTCCGCCAGGACGCGCAGGTCACGTCGGTCCTCCGGGCCCTCGTGCTGCCGATCCTCCGCACGTCGTGGAAGCTCGACCCCGCCGGGGCCGACGACGACGTGGTCGACGTCGTCGCTGACGACCTCGGCCTGCAGATCAAGGGCCGCGAGGACCGGCAGCCGCGGCGCACCCGCGACCGCTTCGACTTCCAGGAGCACTTGCGCCTCGCGCTCACCAAGCTCCGCTACGGGCACGCCGTCTTCGAGCAGGTCTACGAGGTCCGCGACGGCGTCGTGCGACTGCGGAAACTCATGTGGCTGCCGCCGCGCACGATCAGCGAGTTTAAGGTCGCGCGCGACGGCGGCCTCACGAGCATCACGCAGAGCGAGTCGAAGCAGCCGATCCCGGTCTCGCAGCTGGTCATGCACGTCAACGACCGCGAGGGTGGCAACTGGATCGGGCAGTCGCTCCTCCGACCCGCCTACAAGTTCTGGCGACTCAAGGACATGGCGTTGCAGACCGAGGCCGAGACCCTCGAGCGGCAGGGCATGGGCGTCCCGAACTACGTCGCCGCGCCGATCCCCGCAGGCATCACCGACCCCGACGACATGCTCGCCTGGCAGAAGCAGGAGATCGAGCGCGGCGCGGCCTACGCCCAAGCGTTCCGCGCGGGCGCCGAGGCCGGCGGCGCGATCCCGAACGGCGCGACCATGGAGCTCATGGGCGTCAAGGGGCAGCTGCCCGACGCCGACAAGGCGCTCCGCCGCTACGACGAGCAGATCGCGGGCGCGGTCCTGGCGAACTTCCTCAAGCTCGGCGGGTCCGACTCCACCGGCTCCTACGCGCTCGGCACCACGTTCGCCGACTTCTTCACCATGAGCTTGCAGGCCGTCGCCAAGGAACTCGCCGCGACGATCAACGCGCACGTCGTCGAAGACCTGGTCGATCTGAACTGGGGCATCGACGCTGTCGCGCCCCGGGTCGTGTTCGACGAGATCGGCACCACGCACCCCGTCACCGGCGAAGCCATCCGGGCGCTCGTCGAGTCGGGCGTCATCCTCGCCGACGACGAGCTCGAGCGCGACATCCGCACGAAGTACGGGCTCCCGCAGCCGCACCCGTCGTCGTCGCGCGAGTTCAAGGGCAGCCCGGGTGTCGGAGCAGCGACCGACCCCGCGCCGGCGGACCCGGCCCCGGCCGATGCGGTGGTGACACCGTGACCGCGACGATCGTCGTCGGGCCGCCGTGCTCTGGGAAGTCGACCTACATCGAAGACCAGCACGCACCCGACGACGTCGTGGTCGACTTCGACCGCCTCGCCCAGGCCCTCGGGTCGAGCACCGAGCACGACCCCACCGACGACGTCGCCCGCGCGACGCACGCTGCCCGGTTCTCCGCGATCGCCCAGGCGCTTGAGGTCGACACCGACTCGTGGATCGTCGAGACCTCGCCGACCCCCGAGCGGGTCGCGACCTACGAGGCCGCCGGTGCGGAGTTCGTGTTGCTCGACCCGGGCGAGCAGGTCTGCCTCGACCGGGCCGAGGCCGACGACAGGCCCGAGGGCACCGCCGACGTGATCCGCGCCTGGTACGAGGACCCGCCCACACTGCCCGACAACACCCGCCGCGTCGCCGACGTGAGCGACCGAGCCGCCCGAGGGCGGGAAGGAGTGACCATGAACGACCGCAACC